GATAGATGATGATAGTTATTCATTGTTACATCATTTAATACTTGATATAAACAACTATTTAAACCATCTTTATCTGTGTTATATAATTTAGTTTTAACTTGATTTAAAAATCTTAATTGGTTTATACGAGTTTCTCTGTGAACCCAGTTTTTCTCATTCCAACTATTTGTTTTATGAGATAATAATTTAAATAAAGATTTTCTTCTATATGGAACTGCCATTTCTCTACCCAATGATTCATGTGATTTTATGAAATGGCAATTGTGTATTTCTCCGTTATTATTATTAAATGATAAATCTAATAAAGTATCTTCTTTATAGAATTTAAAATCATAATATAATTGTAAATGTTGTGCGGATTTATAACCTCTAAAATTTTCTAATAAAGAATTTTCTAAAACATTGTCAGATAATATTTCAATTTCTTTATCTTTTAATTTACAATCATATATTGCAAATTCGGAAATCATTCCATAAAAAAAGTTTTGATTAGAATCTCTTTCTGGTGAACCAACTCCTAAATAAAAATATTCTTCATTTGAATAATCTTTAGGTGCATGTTTTACTTTTTCAGTATTAACTAACGTACCATCTTTATAAAAAGAAATTTGGTTTTTTTCATAATCAAAAGTTAAACAGATTTGAGTAAAATGATTAGTTAATATTTCTGAATTAATAGAAGTGCAGTTATCAGTATTATCCCAAAAATCTATTTTATATCTTCTAAATGAATTATAACTTATATTTGTATCATAACCAGGTATAGAAAATACAGTATACTCATCATAATCATTATTTGGGTTAGATGTTATTTCATCTGGCTTAAATGTTATTAATATTGTAGTATCCTTTTCAAAATCTAATAATTCTTTTTTTGGTATTTTTATATAAGAATCGTTTCCACTAAATGATAATCCGTATAATTTTTTGGTTTCATTTTTACCAATTATTTTAGAATCTAATGGAATTTTTTTCTGATTTACTCTAAATAAAAGGTCGTCATCTTCAAATCCCCATCCCCAATATAAATTGGAATACCCGTTTATTCGTTCAAATGTATCGGAACTAAACATAGTTACACCACCAAAATAGTCATCAAATGATAAGTTTTTAGATTTATCATATTCTAATTCAAAATTAGTTGCAAGATGCATAGGTAATTCAGAATAAGAATAATCAACCTCAATTGGTAACATATCCACATCATGAAATACAACATAACCACATCCTAATTCTTTTGCTTTAATATATCCAATATTTAATAACTTTCCTCTATTAAACGGTTTATCATCAGTTTGTTCAACTACAATAATTTCGTGTTTAATTTTTTTGGATTTTAAATATGAAGATGTTATTTCACCGAATCGGGTGAGATGTGATTCTCTATCTCTATATGGTACAATTATTCCTAATTTCATTTAGATTATACTTTTTCGATATCTTTTTTAGGTCTTGCTCTACGAGGTGGTGGTAATTCTGCCCCTTCTTCGGTTTGGGCAGGTTCTGTTGGAACATTTCCAGCAAAAGGTTTTTCTGAATTTGATGATGCACCATTTTCTTTTGCAATATTATAGAATTCATACAGATAATACGCAACTCTATCACTCCACTCTGATTTGTTAATTTCTTCAAACCAAATAGTAAGTGCATCTAATGAGTTTGCAATTTTTTCTAATGCTTTTACTTTTCTAGTTTCTAACACAACTGATTCTAAATTTTCGTTTGTAGAAGGTGTTGTATCAGACTGTAACTTAATTTTTGCCATTTTATTTTTATATTTTAATTTGATGCTTATAAACTCCTGTTTTAATTTCTTCGGTTGATATTAAATCGTATGATAATGTATTCAAACCAAATTTATCAGTATCTAATATATCAGTTGCAATTTCATAAAAGAAAATATTTTCATTTTCTTCAAATATTTCATTTTTTTCTGTCCAATTATAGTTCTCTAATTTAGTAAATTTTTTTGAATTTTCCAAGATTTGAAACCGTCCATTTGATTGTTCTGGCATATCAAATTCATAAGATAAATTCAATTCTTCGGAATATGTTTCCTGATGTATTCCAGTTGATACTATTCTTGGATTTGAAAATGTTTTAGAATCATCTACATAAAAATCTCCAAATTTTTTATCAAATGGTACATTTATAACCGCTTCAAAATTTGTAGTTATTGTATTGTTTGTTGTTTTGTATCCGTCTGTATATAATTTTATTATTTCAGAATCTGCTAACGCGTAATCAAATAATAATAAGTTGGATATTTTGCCACTAAATGAATTTTTAAATGCTAAACTACCAATCCATAAATCTTTTCCTTTAAAATCCATTAAATGTTTTGGTAATTTATCTAATGTTTGCACAATTTTACCATCAACATATAAACTGGCTTTTTTCTTATCCATATCAACCTTTAATGATAGGTTTATCCATTGATTGGCATGAGATTTATGTGGATACCACATTTGATGTAAATTATTATCATCACTCCACAATTGAACTACAATTGCTTCATTTTTCATAATAAAAATTCCCATATCATATCCTTGTTTTCCAATAATACACCCATTATTTGATTGGTTGTTATTGATAAAAACATTCATTGATATTGTAAATGAATCTTCAAAAATATAATCGGTTGTTTTATTTGCTCTTACAAATACACAATTATTTTCATTTGATTCAAACGGATATATTGTTTTTTTAATGTATTTATTTACCTCTTTTACATCTGTTAAAACATGCGGTTTATATATATTTTTAGTAAAAAATCTTTTTGCAGATAATAATTTGTGTTTTTTTAATCTATACAAAAAATCTATCCAATGAAAAGAACCTCCCCAATAATCATTACTAAATCCGTTTGCTTCGAAGAAATTTTCTTTTGTAATTTTAAAAGCACCACCTACCCAATGTGGATATGGTTTTAAATTTGGACAAAGGTGAGTTGGATAGTATTCAAAATCGTAATTGCACGATTCCTGTTTAGGTAAAATATCTATATCATGGAATACATAATAATCTGAACGATTTTGTGTTATGGATGCACCAATATTGCATAACTTTCCATAATTGAAATAAACATCTGCATCAATTTGTTCTATGAAATGAATTTCGTAATCCGTTTTATCTTTTAAAAAGTATTCCATGTGACCCACAAAGGTATATAGGTCTTGTAAACGATTGGAGTACGGTACTATAATTGATAACTTTTTATTGTTCATCATTTTAATAACCTATTTTATATAGATATAATTTTTTTAAATAATTTATCCCAATTTTTATAATTTTCATAGTTCGCAGTTGGGCAATATTCAAACATATATGTTACATCATCATCAATTGGCATTTGAAAGTTTTCTCTCCGAAGTGCTTGGTACATTTTTAAATATTCATCTGAAAATGCATAATCTTTTCTAATATCTGCTACTGATTTAATTCTATCTATACAAGTAGAATCCCATTTAAAATGATGAACCTGAACATTATACTCATCAACGGGTGCAATTAATGGGTGATTCCATCCCATCCATTTCCAAGTTGTTTGTCCATCAATTTTAGCATAATGTTGTCCTGATGTTAATTCAATATTTCCTTTTACTATACAAATTTTGTTTGGACATGCTCCACTCATTGGGTATCTGAAAAATCCAGCATACGGAAATTGCTCAAATATATTATCAGTTTGATTTATTTTACTAAATTCACCATCTTCCCCAATTCTATCTATAAATCCACCTCTTACTAATTCCCACCCGTTATTATTACAATCCGCTATTATTTCTGATAATGGTTTTGAATATAAATGAAACTCATCATCATCCGATATTACCCACCAATCATTAGGATATTTTGATTTTTCTTCGTTGTATAATTTGGTAACTAATTCCCAATTATATTTTTCTCCAATTGCTCTTCTTACTATTTTCGCATTTGAAAATTGTGAAACAATATCGGATACATCATTGTATGTACTAACACCTTCCCATTCATATACAACCACCCACATCTCATCTACTAAATCGGCATAATGCTTTAGCATGTGATATAAAGTGTTTGTTCTACTACCTGTTACTGTAACTAATCTAATCATTTTCTTTTAACTAATGTTAATCCAGTTGATGCTGGTTTATTTTTTTGAATACCAAAATTAAAAAGGTCAAATACTTCCCAATTTGGATTATCCTTTAATTCTTTTGCAAATACAATTGGTCCGTGCCAATCATCAAAATCACCTCTATCTTTTACTTCGTTTGTAACGATGTAACTATCTGCATAGTTAGGGTCGGTATCGTGGATTGAAATGATTCCATTTGGAGAAAGTAATTGTGAGTATAACTCAAAATCTTCTTTAACATTTTCATAACTATGCCCTGCATCAATATGCAAATAATCTATCTGAATATCATTGAGAACAAAATAATTATGAAATGCTTCTTCTGTTGTTTTATTAATAATTCGTGGATGAAATGTTCTTCTAAAAAAAGATTCTTCTCTGAACCAATTTACATTACCCCCAATACCATTCATCGCATCAACTACATAAGTAACTCCAATATCTCCCCAATTTAAATCAGGATTTCCTTCAAATATTTTCTGATTATATAAATCATATCTAGCCTGTGTCATTAATCTTGGAATAAATCCACCACCACTTCCCAAACATACACAAGTTTTTGCTCTCATATACTGGATGATGGAATACACAATTAATCCATCACCTAAATGTAAATCAGTTGCACCATGAGACCATCTATAAGGAACTGGAGAATCTTCTTGTTCCTGATACTCATTGAATTCGATATTATTTGTTATAGTATTTTTTATGTATTGTAAATCTTGTAGCATTAGATTAGTTGATAAAGTAAAGTGATTACAATATACTAAAAAAAATTCACATTTACAAAACTTTATTCAGTTATTTTAGTATAATATTTTTCAACTTCATCTTTAATTTTTGGCCATAGAAAATTTGTAAAGAAATCGATTGATTGTTCTTTTGATGGATGATTTTTACCACCCAACATTGGTTCGTTTTTGTTGACAAAGTATTCTAGCATACCACCACCAAATCCATTTACCCTAACATCATCTGTAAATATAAATTTACTAAAATCAATTTTTTCTAATAGTTCTGATATTATATTTGCTTCGAACCATGAATCGTCAAATGGTTCTAATTTATCAAACAAACTTTCTGTTTTTAGTATAGAATAATTTCCTGCGTCTGAATCTGTTTTTTTTTGAAGAATCTGTAACTTGTTTACTGCAACATCCATTTGAAATAAATTACCTATACAAAACATTTTATATGGTATATTTTTTTCTTTAAAATACTGTTGAGTATGATATATACTTTCTAATGTTTGCAATATAGCACCATGTATTGAATAATATTTTTCAAAGAATTCTTTTCCATATCCTGATATATCAGTTCCGTTTAACATATAGTTTATTTTACCAATTCTTTCAGGATGCATATTCATTCTTGGAAAGTTTTTTGCTCTATCCTCATCTACAAATACAGGATAATCCCATCTATCGATTGTAGACCATTGAACTATTGCATAATCCACTTTCCAATGTGGTTTTAGTGCGTTATTATACTGTAATGAATTTAAAAACTTAAATACTTTTCTCCTCATTATGTCATTTCCAGAACCACCACAACCTGCATTATATACATCAAATGGTTCCGCTGATTTTTTATTATCAAATAAAGAATATCCTTCCGTTTCAAACCCAATAGGCCAGTTTTCATCTCCAGCAGAAAACGAGCATCCGTTTATTAATATCATAATAATTTATTTATATTATTCATTATATTGCAATAATGTGTTATCAATTTTTGTTTATTTTCTTTTAATATAGGTGTTTTTTGAATAAATGTATTTTTAGCATCGTTTATATTTTTATTTTTTAAAAAATCTACTATCATATCAATTTGTTCTAATTCATTTTTTGTTTGAATTCCTTGTAAACCAAAATCATCTAAAAACAAATCTATACCAATTCTTTTATATTCACTATATACTTTATTGGAACCAAATATCAATGGAAGTTTTTCCGATAATATTGGTTTTATAGATTTTTCTGTAAAAAATCCATATTTTAAATTAAAAATACAATGTGTTTCACCAACTACTTCAAAATATGATAAATCGTATTCTTTTTCTCTAAAATAATAAAGTAAATGGTCAAACTCAAATGGAGCATTCAAAGGTGTAATATTTATTTCATTTCTTATAGATTGTAATTTATTAAAATTTTCTTTTGTAAAATATTTTATATGATTATCGGTATGCGTGTTAGTATGGTCTGTATATATGTATCCTTCTCTAACTGCTTGTAAATATTCTATTAAAAATTTTTCATTTATACAATTTAAACCTGTTTTTAATATATCCGATTCTTTTGCTTTTAATAAAAACTGAACTCTATGAAATCTTGGTTTTAATGCCTGACTACTATACACATATAGTTTTTCAGTATTATGTGATATATTTAGATTTTTAAATATATTATAAAAATTATCATTATATGCTAATTTACCAGTAGTATGATTTGGAAATAAAAAATTTGTAAATTGTCCTTCGGCCATCAAATGAAACATACAATAGAATGAATCGTAGTGAAAGTTTTTATCTCCATCAAACAATTCATAATCTGTCATTTTAATATGATTAAATTTAAAATCATATCTAAAATATTGTTCATCTTTTTCGTACTCAACTGCTTCTAAAAATGCAAAATTAAATAAAACTTTTGCATTACGTTCAACATACAGCTGTTCCAATTTATTAAATTCAATTGGATTTTTTTTCATTAATGGTAAATAAAATTCACTCCATATTTTTCTATCAATAACAATTATTAAATTATCAATTGGGTTTGAATACATTAAATCAAAAGTTGTTATACCATCAAATGATTTTAATTTATTTAATACATTATATGGGTTTTGTATATAGTGATGTATTTTAATTTTTTCACCAGCATTATCTATAACAATTTCATGATGTTTTTCTATTTTTATTGGGGTTACGGAAATCAAATTTGCTTCTGGAAACAAATTCTGTAACTCATTATATGTTGCTAATATATTTAATGACCTCATTTATCCAATTTTGTTTGTTTGTATAGAAATATAATCTTGTTGATAGTTTATGAAATTCAGCATTAACTATATCCATATCATTTTCTAAAATTTCTAAATATTTTTGATGAAATTCTCCTTTACTACTTGCTCTATATTTGTAATCAATATGTGGCATCCAATCGGTATGTATAATTGGAATTTTACCATTATCAATTGCATCAAAAATTGCGTATCCAAACGGTTCTTTAGTATAACATCCGTGAAATATTTGAAAATTACTTTCAAAAAACTTTTGATGGAACCGATAATCAAATTCTATAAATCTATGGTATTCGGAATTTATTTTAGAACCTTCCAACATTCGTTTGTAATCATATTTGTTTGAAAATATAATTGATGGAATGTAATCTAAATAATGTGCGTTTTTTCGGGTTTCACATCTAGCAGCATACCCAATTTTGTTAGATATAACTCCTGTAAATGGTTTTTTATTTTTCCATTCGTAATAATTTGTGATTGTAATAGTATTTGGATACATTTTATGTATAGTATCAGATTCATATCCAATCCAAACTATATTATCAGAGTTATCTAATATTTCTTTTTGCCATTCCCAATCAATACGAGTCATTAGATTTTCGTACTCATCGTTTAATCCCAACATATCAGGAATAAATGCATGAACAAAGGTTGTGTGGGTTTTGTGAAGATATTTTTTGATTATAAGATTTGGTTTGTATGAGTGGTGGAGAAAAATTATTTTATCACACTCATCTAATATCTTATCTATTTCCTCATCGTTTTGGAAAGTGTAAATTGCACCTTCTTCTGGTAACAAAGGTCTACCATCAACTACAATTTTGTAATCGTCTTTTACTAATGGTAATATATTTTCGAAAAAGTTATTACACCATAAATCAGCTCCGCCAATAACATTTTTTCCATAACCTGTTGTGATAAATACTATCATATAGAACCACTAATCAATAACTTATTTATTTTAAACTTATAGATGCCTACCTTATATGATTATTCGGCAGATTCTACAGGAATTAAAATGTATTTTTGCGTATCACCACACTCATTTGGCTCATCGGTATAAATTTCTTGATTTGTACCAAGCCATTCCATTGCTTGTTCAATAGTTAATGATTCACATCCTTCAACTGCTGTATCTGTGCCAGATATTACTATTTTCCAAATTTGTTCCATAATTGTGAGGTTTATTTACTATAAATATAATATTTTTAACAAAACAGTATTAGTTTAATAGTTTTTGAAATATGGTTTCCATTTCTGAATAATCATTTAAGTATTCCATCAGTTTATATCTATTTTGTATAGATTTTTCTAAAGATTTATTATATTGTTCTTCTATTTCATTATCAGATGTATTATATAACCATTCTGAAAATAAATTTATACTTTTTTCCACATCTTCAAATGTATTTATATTTTCTATAAAATCAAAATTTAATAAATAAAATCCCATATTTTTAAGTTCATTTAATGTATCAGAACAAGCTACCAATAATATAGGTTTACCAAAAAACAATCCTTTAAATGTTTTCTCCGTAATAAATCTTTCACTATTATTTCTATAATCTAATGTTTCAAATATTAAATTGTAATTACAATAAAGATAATCGTTTATTGCTTCAAAGTGTTTATATTTGGGATACAATAAATCGTATGCATCATTAGCAGAATCCTTTGGATTTAACATTTTTTGAATTAAAGGATTTGAATTTAATAATTCAGTTCTCCAACTTCCAGTTTTATATGCTCTTACATAAGAAAATAATTTTGATTTAGATGTATCATATTTGGGTAATGGCATATTATTTATTAACTCTTCCAAGTAATAATATCCTATATAGTATTTAAAATACCTAAATGGAAATAGTAAATCAAAATAAAAATTAGGTTCTTTTTCTAATAAAGGTCTTTTGGAACCTGAAAGTATTAAATCATATTCAATTTCTTGTATTTTTTTCACAAACTCCATCTCAAACACCTCACCATAATGCCATATAAATACCTTTTTTATATTGGGGCAATCTATGTTTAATTGAAATATTTTATCATCAATCAATTTACTTTCTAAATTTTCTACAAATATCACACATCTGTTAAAACTTTTAAAAAATTGATTTGATTCTTTTAAAAAATCAGTCATGCGATTGTAAAAATATATTTTACTATTTAATCCTCTATGATAATATATTTGTTTATCGGAATTGTCAAACTCTTTTGCATCAAATTCAGATAAATATTCTAAATTTTCTTTACCAAACATACCAAGCATTATTGGTATTTGATTTGAGTAATGTATAAATACTATTAGATTTTCCTTCATTATATTCCTCCGCCTCCTCCCGAATCCGCTTCAATAAAATGTACAAATATCGCTTGTACATTATTAATATCGTTCCAAGGTATAGTTATTGTTAAATCAGAAACAGTTCCACCATCGGAAAAATAAGTATTAAAACTATTAACCGGGGTTCCATCTGGTCCGTTTCCATTGATACTACAATTTTCTATTGTTGGAGATACACCACATTGGTCGGATATTCCTCTATATCTTCCACTAGATTTACTATTAACTACAATTTCAAAACCACTTGAATAATTATTTAGGTAATCCCAATAGATATCAAACCTACCACATCCTCCCAATCCAGTATTACCAAGAACCCCTGCTAACGAACGAGGATTGAATGAACCACAATTGGAAACATAAATTGATGTGTAATTGTTATGAATTTTACTTCTTGGGATTTTTATTTCACCATAAGTATAAGCAAGACTGTCTACCATAAAAGCCTGAATTCCACCTGCTAATCCAATATTGGTTTCAAAATCAAAAAATAAAGAATCACCAAATCCACTTACATTTTGTGTTTGGTCATTTGAACCACCCAAAGTTAAATCAGGAATATATTGATTTTCTGCTATATTAGGCCAACGAATTTCAATTGGAAAAAACGCGTAAGGAGTTGATGAGCCAGCTAAAACGGCACCAGTGCCTGATAAGTGATTACCCAATGCTATTTTTGAAGTTGGTATTGTTATAATTGACATACTACTTATTTAATAACTTTTTAATTGATGTTATTTCATTTTTTAATTCAGTAATTTCACCATTTTGTTCTTTTATTCCTTCAATCAATAAGGCAATTATCTTTTCGTAATCAACTCCTAAATATCCATCACCCTTTTCCTTTACAACTTCTGGTAATACTTCTTGAATTTCTTGTGCTAAAACTCCTACTTCTTGAACATTTTTTGGTTTGTTAGAAATACCGTTCCAATTAAATGTATATCCTCCAATTTTTTTAATTTTATCCATTGGATTTGAAATAGGAATAATATTTTCTTTTAATCTCTTATCGGAACTAGCTAATGCGTAAACATCACCAGTTGCTCTTATATCACCATTTATAGTTAGAACACCACTAGATACTGAAAATTCACCAACTGATAAATTTGTTATTGAACCATTGGTTGCACTTAAAGTAGAAAATGTACTTAATCCAGAAAAGTTTGATGAACCCTTTACGGTTAAAAAATTAGTGGCAGATAAACTTGTATCAACTTTAAATTGATTTGAACCATATAGTGATTGTAATCCTGCTTGGCAAATTTCAACACTTCTAGGTGCACTACCAACTACGGCATTTACCCCACTAAAATTTGGAGTTTTTAAAGTAATACTTTCACCACCAACTAAATAATTTACTCCAATTTGATGTTTTATTCTAACATTATATGTTCCACCTGAAGGTATTACTATAGAACCACCTCCAGTAGATGTTATACCTCGTTCATAATTAGGAGCATTATAAAATACATAACCCGATGCAATAAGTGCTTCGCCCACTCCCACAACTTCTAAACTTACCCAATGGTAAGTTTGAACATAAGTTGCAGTAGATATTTGCATCCAATATGAAGTACCTGCCGAATTGGAAATCATTGATGCTATCTCCGCATCTGTTATTGAAACCTCTGTTCCAGCTGCAACAACACCCGTTGATACATTGTTTGAATAGAATGTAGTACTTGCTTCAGACTGTAAGTTTTGTCCAAAAATTGCACCATTTCTTACTACTGAATCTGTACCACTAAAATCAGATAAAGCGGATGTAGAACTTCCTATTCTAAATGAAGTATCATCCGTCATAATTACTGCATTTCTAGAACCATCTTTTATAAAGAATCCTAAATCATTTGAGTTAATTTCTATTGTACCAGTACTCGTTTTACTTATTTTATCGGTAGAAATTGACCAACCTCCAATTGTAGCACCTAACGCGGATAATTCACTTACTGTTATTTTATCTGCCGTTACAGAACCAGCTGCAATCTTACCCGCAGTTATGGCATTTGTAGCAATTTTATCTGCAACTATTGCGTTCGCTGCTATTTTATCGGCAATTATTGCATTCGCTGCTATTTTACCAGAAGTAACTGCATCTGTTGCAATATTTCCCGCTTGTACTGCATTAGCAGCTAATTCTGTATTTGTTACGGTACTTAATGTTGCCAAACCACCCAATCCTGTAACTTGTCCAGTTGATACGGTGTTTTGAGTTGCCAAAGTCCCCAATCCTGTAACTTGTCCAGTTGATACGGTGTTTTGAGTTGCAAGGCCTCCTAATCCTGTAACTTGTCCAGTTGATACGGTGTTTTGAGTTGCAAGGCCTCCCAATCCACTCACCGTTCCAACTGGAACACTACTACCAACAGCTATGTTACCAACTATATTTAGAGTAGTTCCATCCCATGTTAATGAATTTGATGCAGATTTTAAAGATAACCTTCCAGTTGTTCCATTACTACCTATAAATGCACCAATTTGGTCATATCCTTTCGTTGCTTGTCCAATTGAAATAAACGGAGATGTTGTGCCACCTGCAATTGTAATATTAGCATTACCTGATGAATTTGTTCCAACATTTATTGTGTTTTGTACAAATGATTCTTTAGATATAAACATTTCAGCAGCTACAAAAAATGAATCTGTTCCGAGTGATTGCCAAAATGTGGTTTGAGTATCCGGTTGTTTATTTAAATTTGCAGATGCATTTGTTTTTGTAGCATAATAAGTTCCACTATACAACACCACATCTTTACGTGTTGGGTCTTGACTAACACTATTGTAAGTTGTAGTAGAATTCCAAGGACCTCTAAACACTACACCTGGCCCGTCTCCCCCAGTCGCTCCGGGTGCACCATCTGCTCCGTTCGTTCCATTGGTTCCGTTCGTTCCATTGGTTCCATTAGCCCCTGCTGCTCCAGTAGGAACTTTTGTTGCTCTAACAATTATCGTTTGAGTTTGTCCAGTCGTACCTTCACTATCAGTATGTGTTACTGTTAATGTTACCGATGCTTCTGCTGCATTCATTACCGCAGATGTCATTGTTAATGTTGCACTACTAACAGTTGGTGGAGTTGAGAATCCTGAAGTAGATGCAATGGTCATAGAAGTAAATCTACTAGTTGTTCCTTCTAATGCACTTATAGTTACATTTGATAAAGTTCCAGTTTGCGTTCCTGCTGCATTAGCCAATACAGATTGCGCTTGAGGTGAAGCAGAAATTAATACCAATGGAACTGCTTTTTTAACTTTTGATAAACTTAATGTATCGGTTACAGTTCTACTTGTTCCTTCAGAATCAGTTACAATTGCACTTATATTTACAGTTGTGGAATTTATTCCATCCGCTAAAGTTTGATTACTCAAAGTTACTACTCCAGTTGTATTATTTACTGTTAAACTCCCACCAGTATCTACTCTAGTTGCAGTTAATGTTGCTGGTAAAGTGATAGTAGAACCATTGTAAGTTTCTTTTACAACTATCGTTGAATCTAAAAATGAATCAATTTGTGCACCTGTTGATTTAGCAGTTACACTTTGGTCTTTTGGTGTTGATGATATAGCTAAAACAGGTGCTGCTTTTTTATTTTTAGTATAAGTTACGTTTTTTATAATAGAAGTTGTATCACCTGCTCCATCCTTATAACTAATTGTTATATCCAATGAACCCGAATCTTGAGTAAGATTTGTAATACTGTATGAGTTTGTTGTTGGATTACTATTATTTCCACCATTTGGAGTACATCCAATTCCACTTAAATTTGTTATAGCAAACGTATTATTTGCTCTAATACTATCATTATCATCATCAAATGAAATACTCTCATTACCCACTTTAACAGTCACCGAACCACTTGTCAATATGAATGAACCACTTGCTATAAATCCATTTGAAAGTGATGGAAGTGATGCGTTATCATTTGTGAGAGTTGCGGATAATCCATCTAATATTTTTACAGGAGTTATTTTTATTGCATCAGAAAATTGATTACCAAATTGGTCTGAACCTGAAATGAAGTATGTAGTCTCTCCCGTTCCAAAGGAATAATCAGTTCCAGCTATTGTATAGGTATCTACGCCGTTTGTTGAGTTAGTAGATACCAATGTCAATGGTGGTTTACCACTTCCTGAATTTACAGTTAATGGAGTTGTTGCCGATGCTAAATTCTTACGTTTAGCTTCGATTGTTATTGTTTGACCCGATGGGTTTATTGATAAATCTGTTGCTTTATAAATAAATTGATTTGTATTAGATGTTACAAAAACACCAGGTGCATTATCACCATCTTCAAATCTGTATACAGTTTCAAATTGTTCTAATCCTTCACACGATGCAGTATATGTAATTGAACCAACTAATACAGATGCTACACTACCAGTAAAATTTGCAATAGTTAATGTTGCACCCGCATCACTTACATTTGTTAATGTTCCAGGATAAGTTCCTGCATAGGATGCGGGTACTATATAATTACCGCCAATATCAAATGCAGATGATGCGTATGTAACTGAACCTGTTAAATTTGATTTTGAAACTTTAAATCCTAATTGTTGAAATGCAGGATTACCAAATGAACCAGTAGAAAATCTAAATGCAGTTCTATCTGAATCAAATGTTAACAATTTAGTGGCTACTCCACTTGTCCCACCCGTAAAATTTGCACTCTGTGTTACTGCAACTGGAACAAAATTGTTATTTACATCATAAAATTCAAATTTAAAATTATAAGTTTCATTACCAATGACTGTGGGCATTGTAGTAATAAAGGAGATTTCATCAGGTGAAAATGCCGTATCTTCGGAAAGTCTTAAACTTATATTTCCAACATGCCATTCACCTTGCGATTGTGAAAAATATAAAGAACCACTTTGAAAATCGGAATCTAATTTAAATGGAATAACCGTATCTGATAGATTTTTTGTGGGGGTTATTCCATTTAATGTACCAATTAAAACATCACCACCATCCGAGCCACTTATGTATATTCCTAAATTACTTGCGGTAGATGATGAGTAAAACGCATCTAAATTTAACTCATACGTGTTTGATGCTTTTATGTCCAACGATTGTGAGTAAGTTAATAATCCACTTCCGTTTAATTTTAATCCACTTTCAACTCTACTAGATGTTAATTGGGCAGTTAATGAACCAGTATTCCAAAATAAAGGTAATACTTCCGATGTAAATGTTCCAGTATTTCCTATAACACTTCCTGTTAATTGGGTAGTTGTTAATAATTCTTTTGATTCTACTAATATATCTTGTATTAAATTAAAATCAGAAATATCTCCTTCAGAAGTTCTGAATACTTTTACTCGTTTTACATCACCTGCAAATGTTTCTAATTGTGAAAGTTTAATTTCTGCAAAAGATTGATTTATACCAGAATCAACCTTTGAACCACTTTCTATTCTGTATATTGGGGATAGTATTTCTGTAATAGTAGCAGTTGGTCTACGATAAAAACGAATTTTAGTAGTATTTGCCAATGTAGGATTTACATTAACACTTCTCTGCCACTTTACATTGTAAGTACCTTGCCAATCAATTGGTATTGGTGTTAATAAACCATTACCATCATAGTATGAGCTTAATTCACCTAATATTGTAATTGTACACGGACCATACGCAGTTGTATCTGGATAAACATATACCGCTACAACTTTTGATACCCCTTCATAGTATTCACTAATAAACGATTCTCCGTTTATAGATGACGATACTATACCTTCACCAGGTTCATGATATATAGTATTTCCTGCAGCATCTTTAATTTCAATTTTAACTAAAGTATCGGCTACTAATTCCTTTGAACCTGCTATTAAAAATGCGTTCTTACCACCAGTAAATGCATCTGGTATTTCTGTTACATTGAAGTAGGTACTATTTGGAGCAGTATCTACTACAAATGTATTATACTTATCTAAATTTTCAGCAAAAAGCGTTTTCTTTATTACGGCCATTATAAAATATCTTTACTATAAATATTCTTAAAAAATAAATCTAACATATTTATATAAAGAAAACTAATAAATACTTTATTAAACTAAAGATAACTAAAGAGTTATGAAATACGCGATGTTACAAATAAAAAAAGAAACCCACGAACTTCTCAAAAATTATTGTGAAGAACATGGGTTTAAAATGGGAAGTTTAGTAGAAAACTTAATTAAAAAACATATTGGAGTTCCTAAAATTCAAAACGGTGTGTTAAAAGCAGATAAAATTAAATCTTTCTAATCTTCATGTGAGTAGAATGATACTATATTATATTTAATATCATTCTGTACTTTTTCAACTTCATGAAATAAATTTTTATCAGAATCCAATACTACAAAATTAGGAAAAATTGGATTTACTTTAATATCATTTCCATTTAAATCATGTAATATCAAATGTCCACCATTTGATTCACTCCATTCGTTATTTAAAAAATATAAAAATACACATATTCTGTTATGAGGTTTTCCATCATCATGTAATTTTATCTCACATCCATTATCGTAAAATTGTAATTTTGTATTTCCAGTAAATTTATTAAATAATTTTTCAGGATAATATTTTCTTACAAAGTTTTTTTGAAAATCTCTTAATACTTCATTGTTTATTCTATTAGTTATTTCAGAATCCATAGAAGTACCAAATACCCAAGTTGGATAGAATCCACATTCTTCAATTTTTTTCAATTGATATTGGTGTGCTTTATTATAAACATAATCGGCAGTATCTAAATCGTTATCTCTTGCTAAATAATTATCATAAACCAATTCTTCCATATAAGATTGGTCATTATATTTAAACCAATAATCATATCTAGAATATCTTACAAAATTTGTATTATCTATATAATTTTTTATTTGTTTAAAACCATCTAAATCAATTAGTTCGGAATAATCTTCCAACTTACCGTAAATGTATCCACTATTTCTGTAATTTTCTATACTTTCCATTAAAAATTAATTTTACTATATCCATTTTCTTTTTTAATTTCTATTAATCCATCTACTATATCTCTCATTTGTTCTAAATGTGAAATTATCCATATAAAATCAAATTGAGTTTTAAGATACTGCATCATCATAAATAGGGATGATAAGTTATCCGAATCCAATGTACCAAATCCTTCATCTATTACTAAAAAGTTTGGACGAGGTAAGTTACATACATTAATGAGTGCTACTCTAATTGCTAATCCACTAACAAATTTTTCCATACCACTACACATTTCTAGTCCCCACTCCTGGTCATCATATACAATTTTAGCATTAATTGATTTACCATCCATCTCCATCGTAACTCCAAAATCAACTACTTGTGCTAAAATATTATTTACTTCGTTTTCTATTACTGGCAATGCCTTTGAAATTAATTCATAAGGTATTCCATCTCTCTTCACTGCATCCAAATAATAGGTGTACAGGCGGTTCTTTTCTTCCAATACCTTAACATCATTCATCTTCTGTTTTATGTCCTCTATAAACGAAGATATGGATGAAATAGAACCATTTAAATTTGTTATATCTTTATTTAATTTATTAATTTCAATTCCAATATTATTTTTTGTTTTATTTAGTTCAGAAATTACACTTTCTATTTGTTTATTTTTAGAAATTGTATCTTCATTTTCATAATACTTATTTATATTTTCATTAATAGTATTTAATTGGTTTTCTAATAATTGTTCTTTAGTTTTTAAAGCATCTAATTCAACTTCTGTTTTTTCTAAAACAATTTTACTTTTAGAATATGTGTTTTTTAATTCATTATACTCACTATATTGTGTATCTACACCATCTAATGTATTTAATTTAAATTGAATAGAATTAACAATATTTTTGGAGGTATTTAATTTGTTTTTTAAAATTACCAACTCATCTTTTGCGTTAATTGCATCTTTTACAAAAACATTATCACAACAAAATTCACAATTAGGGTCATATTTATGTTCTTCTAAATGTAAAATCTTTTCATTCAATGTTTCTTCTATATATTTTAGTTTTTGATAAGAATTTTCCGCTTCTAAAACTTCATTTTTAATACTAATATACTTTGAGTAGACAGTTTCGATATCAACATCAACTTCTTCTACTTTAAAAGTTTTATTGTTTACCAAAGAATGTGAAACTTCGGTTAGAATTGTACTACATTCTATAATTTTATTTTCTTTCGTATTGTATTCTTTATATAAATTTTCTATTTGAGTTTTTAAATTCGTTTTACTTAATTCTAACTTTGGCAAATCTAAATTGGAATCTATAGGAGTTAATTCTCTGCTTAATCCAACAATTTTATCATTCAAATCAGTTACTTCTATATTTTTATTGTTTAGTAATGTTTCTAATGATTTTAATTGTGATTTTTTTTCAATTAATTCCTTACCTTTTTCGGCAAGTTCGGTTGTAAAATCCGTTTTCTTAAAGTTTTTAATCAATACTGAAACTTCTCTAATATCTTCGGTTGCAGTATCATACAATTTATCAAAAATAGTTAACCCCATAAATTGAGCAAGAAGGTCTTTCCTTTCCGATTGTGATTTATCAATGAATAGAGCGTTATTACCTTGCAGTGATAGTGCAGTTAGTACAAAATCTTCATATTTTCCAACATATTGTTCAATAATTTGGTTTGTATCTCTTCTTTCGGTTCCATTTAATGAGGTTTTAGTATCACCATCTTGTCTCCAAAATTGAACATCTACTTTTACATTTTTACCTTTGTTAATTGTTTTAGCAGTTCTCTGAATACCATAATCTACACCATCTATTTGAAAATATAATGTACAATCAAATTCTGTTTTACGATTATTTAAAATATTAGATGCTTTATATGCTCTACTGCTTTTATCATATAAACAAAATGATACCGCATCAAATAAAGAAGATTTACCTGCCGCGTTTGGAGCAAATAATCCAACTAATCCGTTTAATTTTGTAAAATCAATTTTATTCTTTTCACCATAACTAAACATATTTGAAAATTCAAAACGAATTGGTTTCCATTGTATATTACGTTGGATATCATCTTGAACTATTCTACTATTTATATCTCTATTAATCAGTTCTAGCCCTTTCAAATCTTCAGGAACTACAAATGGCATCATTCTTTCAATATACTCATTTATAAGTGAGTTTTGATAATTGATATCCGAAATATCTTCAAAGTCTAATTTATTTAATCTATCACCTGTTTTAGATTTAGAAAGAGAATCGGTTCTGATAATTGTGAAATCCTCAATACCATACCTCATCTTAATTTCAGCCATTACTTTTTTAGTATCGGCAGAATCGGTATTAGATAAACGAACTCTTAAACGAGGTTTTTTTGGCATATCCGTTACAATAGGAACTTTACCATTATCAACATCCATAGTATAATATCCATAATCATTTTGAATATCAACTTCTTCGTATTTCATACTATCTAAATCCCAAACAAGGAATCCGTGCTTATCCAGCGTTTCACCGAAGTTTTGTTGAATCAATGAACCCGCATAAACTATCTTACATCCACTTGGTGAAATCATAGTTTGTCTTTTATGAATATCACCTAATAGAGCTAAATCGTATCCATCAAACATTTCGGTTGTGAAATGACGAGATGAAACTGTGTATCCAATATCCGTTTGAGAGTTATCCACTGGCCCGTGAAATAGAGCAATCTTTTTATTAGAAGATAATGTATTTCCTTTTGGCCAATTTTCTTTTCTATCAAAAATACTAAATACTCCAAAATCTACCCCACCAATTCCATACACTTGAGTATCTTTGAGATATGTGAAGTTTGGTAAATTTAGAGCCTCTACAATTGGTGTAAGTACATCCAATCTATCAGAATTATTCATATTACAATCGTGATTACCTGTAATAAGAATTGTTTCACAATGTTTAGAACATTCGGTAAATAACCAACTTATTTCTCTAACCAATTCAGGAGATAATTCCAATTTAGCATGAGCAATATCTCCTGCTAAATAAATGATTGAATCTTCCGTACCTCTTTTACGAATCTCCTCAAACATTTTTTCAAACACTTGCCGATACTCATTGTGTCTTTTCACATTACGGATGTGTATATCTGCAATATGATAAATCTTTTTTAATCTACTCATAAACTATTTATTTTATTTAATAGTAATTCTTCCGAAGTAAATTCTTTAGTTTTATTTAGTTCTTCGTAGAATTTTTCATACCCCATATCTGCGGCATCTTTATCTTTCAAATACATCATTTTAACTTGAATCCCATTTTTTCTAAAGTATTCTGCAGCTTTTAATGCGTCAGTCATTGCATCGTTATCTAATGATATAATAATGTTGCTTACTCCACTCATAAAGATTTTTTCAACCAATTGTTTTGATGGAAACTTACCTAAAAGTGGAATTGCATTTCTTTTAATTGTAATTGCATCAAATACACCTTCACATAATATAATTGGCTCATCCCAATTTATCTGTGATTCTAAACAAATTATATTTTTACTGATTGGTGGGTTTTTATATTTCATCTTCTCATCTGTATAATAAGAACGAGAAACAAAATAGTTTAGTGAACCTTCTAAACTATAAGATGGTATAATTATTCTTCTACTATACAATCCATCTTTACAATAACCAATATTGTATTTAACAATTTCCTTCATACCAATTCCTCTTTGAGAAAGATAGAACATAGCATGTTTATATTCTGGATTGAATCCTTTTGGTTCTTCTGCTAATGAAATAAATTCTTTTGGAAGTTGTATAAATACTCGAGTTTCTGCATCTTCTTGTTGTGGTGTCCAATTACTATCTCCGTATATTTCTCTAATTATTGATATGGTTTTTCTATCCACATCCAATTTACGAAGTAATGATGTTAATTTTTTACCACCACTATTACAAGTCCAACAATGCCACTTTTGAGTTTCAGTATTTACTTGTAATTTGGGTTTATGGTGGTTACAAAAAGGGCAATAAAAGGCCAATTCATTACCTTTCAAATAATTATATGTACCCAACACATTCGATAGTGTGGTTGTAACGAGATTTTTATCAGTTTGATTCAACACAAATCAAAGATAGTATAAATATTTTATATTTCCAAGTCTTTTAAAACCAATCTTCTGGAATGATTTTATCCGCGTATTTGTACCCATTTTTTACACACCAATCTGCGTATGTAGTTTTAGAGTTTTTTGTGATTTTGTTATTTGAGTTGGAAAATACGAATCTTATATCCAAATTTGGATTTTGAGCCTTAACTAATAGATGTTTTTTCCTATCAGCTGCAACAAATCTACCTTTAGTTTCTACAAAAATGCCATTAGGTAATTTGAAATCAGGATTATAAGTGTGGTTTGAAGCGGGTACGATGTAAGGAATCTTTTCAGATTCATATTTAACATCGATACCCTTTTCTTTAATTTGACTTGAAATAGTTTCTTCAAGACCAGATTTAAATCCGTGTTTTCTACCAACCCAACTTTTAGATTTTTTTATAACTTTTTTAGCCATTAAAAATTATCGTTTTACTGAATCCGAATACTTTGCAAAGGTTTTTTCACCACCTCTACCTGTTTTGAATTTTGCAGCAGTTAAAACTTGCTCATCTGCTTTTTGCAAATCATTTGTAGAATATGGAGTGTTTGCAGCCTTTCCAGCTTCAAATGAAATTTTATCAACACCTAGTGCCGATTGTTGGGTTTTGTATAATTCTTCTAATGTTGCCATTTGTTTTGTATTTTAAGTATAAATATAAGATTATGTGTCAAATCGTATAATAAAGTTTACAGGAATATCTCTTTCCGATTTAATTGGTTGAGGAAGTTTAGCTACCGCAACTAAATCACAATTATCATCGTATAAACCAATTGTTGTGATGAATGGTGTTAAGAAAGAACCAGTTGAATCGATAGAACTACTTAAATCATAATGTTCAAATCCTGCAAAGTGAGTAGAAGAACTTACAGATGATGTATAACGATAATCCAAAGTATTTCCATTTTCTAATATAGATTTTTTACGAATGTACTTAACAGGTTGTTTAGAGTATACTCTATGTGTATTTCCAGAAGAATCTACAAATGATGTATATTCACCACCTTCCGTTACAACGGCGGATGGGTTTTGTGAAACATTAAATTCATCTTCATTAACAATCAATAGATATTCGTGCTCATAAATTGTTTTGGTGGATTTGAATGATAAGTCCCAATTAGATATCAATACATCATTGAGTGCTCGGGTGATTACAATCAACCCTTGGGTATAGAATATATTACCAATTGAATTTGTTCCTGCTGCGCCTGATAAAAATGGTATATTTTCTACTATCATTACACCACTTTCAATATTAAAACTAACAATATTCATATCATAACTTATACCGTTATATGTTAGATTAAATATACTGTCTTCTATATCAAACCCCATAAATTGAAAAGAAGCAGTATACGCAGCAGATGCTAAATCTGTAAATATAATTTCATTATCTTGAATATCTATAGATACTACAGTAATAGTATCTCCCGCAGAATCTATTAAATTTCCAAAGGTATCATCTATATATGTTTTACCATTATCTAATAAATTGATTGAACCTTTTTTGATTCCTTCTCCAACATATATTTGTGGAATAGATATTACTTTTGCGGAACCACTTAAAAATCTATCTCTACCCGAATTAGAGATTTCGTATGTATTATTTTTGGAGCCAAATCTTAAAAATGGGTTATCTTCATTTCCATTATAAAATTGTGCTCTTAATTGACCGTATATAGAATTTTGTGGATATAATCCAGATAATGTAGATGAATTTTCATTAGCTTCTAATAAATCTATTTCATTAGAACCACTAGAAAAGTTCCATTCTTTGTAGGCTTTGAAAGGCCTAATACTAATATCGGATTTGGGTATTCTTTTTAACATATCATATATAAATATAAAGAAATAAAAAACCCCCACCATTTCTGACGGGGGTGTCCTTCGGTAGCATCCGTAAGGAATATGTTATTAGAAATCAAGTTTTACTTTTATAGCTACTTCTTTATCAAATGATTTAGCAATTGGTTTAGAAGTTTTAGCTACCGCTAATAATTCGTTTGCGTCATTGTACAAACCAACAGTTGTAATATACACATGCGGGTCTCTTTCGAACAACGGTTGTACAAATGCACCTACTGAACCAGTTACGAATGTTGGGTTGTTAGAGAAGTTAAATTCTCTATTGTTTGCTCTTACAAAGTAATGCGATGTAGAAACATTTTCAGTTCTACGAGCTTGGAAATCACCACCTCTTTTTAGTGCATCGTACAATTTCAATGAACCAGATACCGAACCTGATTGATGATATTTTAATGTAGTTGAACCAGCAGCTGCTGATAATTCACCACCAACTGATGCTGAAAGTGCAGTTGGGTTTAATAAGATAATACCCATATCAGGATAGAATAAACCATATCCTTGTTGTGTGTAAGTATCTGATACTTGTGCTACTGATGCAGTTAAGGATGTTCCAATATTCAATGCACCACTAACCATATTATAAACTCTACCAGCAGTTGTTACATTTTCGCCAGTTCCACCTGAATCATCAATTAATGAAATATATCCAGCTGAACCTGATAGTGCGATTTGTATATTTCCTGGATCTAATTTTTCTTTATATCTAGCTCTATTAATGTTAAGTACATAGAATGATGATAAATCATGTCCTCCTGCGGTTGACCCAGTGTAAACACTAAAATATGCATCAGCTGCATCCAATAATACATTTTTAAATTGATTATAAACTGCAGTAGTTTGCAAATTGGAATCATCATCTTGAGATAATGTAGGTGCTCCGTTTCCGTTTACATCTCCATACGCGATGGAAAATTGAACCTCTGCAGAAGTTGATGAGGTTGCAACATTATATACATCCAAATAATACTTACCACTTACAGAGTTCAACTGTGTAGATGATGTGAAAAAATTAGTCAATGAACCTTCATCACCACTCCATATTCCAGAAGTTACAATTTCTGTTCTGTTTGTTACTTTATCAATTGCTCCAAATTTCTTATATATACCATTTGTAATAGTGGTTATATCCGAACTAATTTGCTCACCCTGTCCTAAAAATTGGTTTACAATACTAACTAATTCATTTGTATCGATAGGAGTACCTGCTACATTTGATTGTCCTGCCAAGTATTGAGCTATATTACTTGCTAAAAGGGCTCCTCTATTGTCTCTAATTAATGCCATAGTTTATTTTATTGAACGTAAGTTATCGTTACAGGTATTGTTTGTGAACCACCAGTTTCGTTACCATAAACCGTAATTGTAGTTTTGATAGTTGAAGTTAAAGATGGGTTTGGAATAAATTTAAATGTTAATCCTTTAGCAATTGCTGCGGTTGCAGATATATCATCACCAATAAAAATAGGCACTGAACCTACATCAGATGTTACTCCTTCTCCTACAATATCACCTGCGTTTTTGTTTGATAATACAATTGTGTATCCCAAACTTCTATTTCCAGCTGGAGATGTTGTTGGTGATAATGAAACTTCACCACTTCTTTGATTAACTGAAATGGTTGGTATACCAAATTCTACAACAGGAATACGAGTTGTATTTTTAGGTAGTGTTACCAATTTATATTTCATTACTTGCGTTTCATCAGGATTGGCTTCCAATACTGGCATATTCTTAATTGCCGCATCATAATATGCAGAACCAAGTGGATGTGCCGGTTCGTAAAGTGTGTAATCAATCTCATCATCTGCTAACGCAAATTGAGTAATGTTTAATCCTTGTCCTGATGCTAATTTTTCTCTACCTTTTTTAGTAAGAATTGCATCAACAGTTAATTCACTATTACTTAAATATCCCATAATATTTTTATTATTCTTTGTTTATAAATATAATAATTTTTAAATTTCGTTATTCTACTTCCAAAATAGGTTCGGAAGAATCTCTACCAGTTTTATTTACTTTTAATGTATTCGGATTAGATATAAATGTTTCAATCGGAGAACTACCATCTAGTGTAGTTGCCGCAGTATTTTTAGAACCCTTAAAGAAACTATTTTGTAATCCCCTAGTTAAATCGGAAGTAAATTTATTATGCGTTGGTAAATATCCATTTACATTTGTTACTTCTATTACATTGCCCCCAACTGTTGGACTATTTGGTGCACCGAATGGTTGAATATTTAATCGTGTTTCAGTATAAGTTTGAATATCCGAAACATATCCACCACGTGGGTCTCCCAATCCGTTTGCAGATGCGGTAATTGCAAATTTTTGTATAATTCTTTCTTTTTCTTCCGTAACTAATTGTACTTTAATTCGTTCTTTAACAACTCTATTATCTTTATTAAAATAAGTTCTAATCGCGGAACCGTTTTGTGCGTATATACCAAACCCAATTGTTTCAAATTCAGTTTGTCCTATAACTTGATTGGAATTTATAATATCAATTTCAGTTACAATTGTAGGGGTTCCTAAATCTGCATCTATAGTTATTTCTTTTTGATAATAATCCGAATTAAAAACAAAATTAGAATTCATATCAATAGTAGAATCCTGTTGATAATTTTCAGCCAATAAATTATTTACCGATGCAGTTGAAATCAATGCTTCATACTGATTGTTTTCTACCGTTAAATTTTCTGATAAATTGGCATCTATTAATGTTTCTTTTTGAATATTTTCAAATGAAATAACACTAGTATCAGATAATTTTATTTCAGTTTCTTTCTGATAATCATCTGCAGTAGGTTTTTTGTGAACAACTTTACTTCTTTCTAAAAAGTGTGGTTCTATTAATAAACCAGTAGTTGCTTTAACCCTCGCAGGCAACATCTTTTTTAAATCTTCAAACATAGATTTCTCATATAGTTTGATTAGATTTATGTAAGCATATATATCTCTATTATCAAATCTTTGGAAATAATAATTTCTTAAATTATCCAATGATTTATAATTTGGTTTATAATCATCCGATGGGTCACCAATGTAGTTATCAATATTTAACCCACCAAAAGTTTTAGCAATATCCATATTCAACTCTTTTGTAGGAGAGAAGAATAAACCAACTCTGTTAGAATCAGTTGGAGATTGGTCAAATGCTTTTTTAGTTGCTCTACTTTTTGAAGATAAATCTACACCAACACTTCCAGATATTTTTTGATTAGTTAAAGTATATTGGTCTTCGAATCTAACTTTATTAGTTGAAAATCTACTCGCTCCACCATCTGGATAATCCATTACAATTGTTCTATCGATTACTTCAAATTGAAATGGATATTCACTTATAGATGGGAAATTAAATGCCGATGCTGATAATAATGGTGTAGTGTTTACCGAATACAATGAAGCAGTAGTTCCATTTTCATAATCATTTCTAGTCAATCCATTTTCAAAATAAATGTTAGTATCAACATTTATTAACGAAGATGTTTGTGCTAAATTTTTAGGATATTCAAAATCTAAACGGAAATATAAATCATCGGTTGAAGATGAAACACTATTTCCATTAATCATTTCAGGAAATGAAACGTGTTCATAAAATCTTTCAGTATCCAATACTTCAGACCATAAACGGAATTCATCCACACTACCAATATAGTTTCCACCCAATCTAATTGTAGAACCATTATTCCAATTTGTATAATTAGAAGATGATATTGATTCTTGGAATATAGTTCTTTCTTTATCGGCTTGTCTTACATCCAATTTTAATCCAGCAGAACCACTACTTACAGATATACCAAAAAATTTACCATTAAATATTGGTAATGTTGAGGTTTCTATTGATAGTGACCCACTATAATTAAATTTAACTTTACCATAATCACTATTTGTAGAACCACTTAAATTTACATTCCAGCCACTACCACTTATTAAAGTATATTGGGATGATTCTAATGGTTTTACAAATAATTCAATCGTATTTGGTTTAAGACTAGAAGTATTATTTGTTTGTTTCCACTCCATCTGTATTGATGAAGTTAATGCCATGTTAAGACCCGTAGTAATATTATCTATTACCAACTTACTTTTAGATGTATCGTTTATTTCAGGACCTCCAAATTCTAAAATTGAAAGATTAGATGATGGAATACCATAACATGCCATCAATGCGTGAATACCTCTCCTAGTACCTTTATGTTTTAGTAGATATGGTAAGTTATTTACAATTCTTCTCCAAACTTCGTTAGTTCTTTGTTTGGCCGGATTTGATTCTTTATCATTACCTTCTTTATCCTTGCCAAATACATAACTCCACAAATCGGCATCAGCTGCTAAATTTTTAGCATCCCAACTAAATGATTTTAATGTATCAAAAAGTAATTTGTCAGAAATGCCATCTTTTGCTTTATATCCTAAACCTCTACTTTTTTCAATTGATTTTGTATGGAAATAGATATTATCAAAATGATGTCCAATCATTGAGAAGAATAATAATAAACTTTCGTTTTCATCATTATTAACAATGAATTGAGGTATATTGTTTAATACATAATTTGAATTATTGGCATCATATATATTTGCAAGTTCTTCTATATTATTGTACCAATTTTTAACTTCGTTAGATGTACTCAATCTTCGATTAGCACCATTGTAGGGCCAACTTAAAGAAGATGATGTGTATAAGAATTTTTCAAATCCATCAAATCCGTTTATTAATTGATTTTTCTTTAATTGTTGTCTTTCTGCTTCTTGTATAGATGGTAACGAACCACTATGTGCCTGTGATGCGTTAGCTGCTGATAGAGCAGTTTCATATAATTCAATTAGTTGTATTTTATATACAAAGTTATCAATACGTTCATTTGCAGAACTGAAATGAACAAAATTCTCCCATAAATAAGTAGAACCAGACGAGTATTCGATATTTAATTCATCCGTAGTTATTAACGATGAACTTAAATATAGTGATACTAACTCATTAGAAGATGTGGAACCACTTAATATTATATTATCTAATGATTCGTAATTAGTAGATTGTCCTTTTACAAAGTCTACATCAATTGTAAAATTTGGTCCTTTTATTGGTGGACAACTTACATCATTATTTTCTGTTAATACAACCGTTTCAATTAAAGGATTACTCATTAATTTTGTAATCCAGAATGTTGAATTATTCTGTATATTAGCAGGTAATGGTGAATATAGTTTTAATATAATTGAATTAACAACATCATTTGGAGCAACAAATGTATTACCTAAATTATCTGTAGACTTTTTAGATAATGTAAAATCATCAGTTTCCCAAGATGAAATTATAATTTGCTCATCGTTTCCAAAATTAGCAAGGTGTGTTAGATACTTACTTTCTTTTGAAGGTTCATCGATTTTTAATTTTTCAGAAAAAGCATTAAATAAAGCGTTAGTAATTATATCTTCATTTAATGAAAGTGTTGGTAGTGTTAATTTTGTCAACACTTCGTATTCATTACCAATTAACTCCTCTGCTCCACTTCGATTATATGGTTTTAGTATTAATGTTATATTAGTACTACCAACCCAGTTAGGATAATTTTCTCTTAATTTTTTAAGATTAATTTTTATAGAACCGTTTGGTGGTTGATTACTTAATAATCCAATTTTACTACCATCTTTTTGTTTTAACCAAACATCAACTGATGAAACTGCAAAAGAGGAATATGAAACTTCATAATCAATATTATAATCAGAAAACGATGGTACATCGATTGATTCTGCATATATGACTTCCGTAATAGCAGGGAAATCATTTATAGCAGTAAATGTTAAAATCACCTCAACTCTAGTTCCTGTTCCAAATTTTTTACTGGTTGGAACAAAAAATATTTTTTTAGAACCGTAAACCTCATTAAAATCTTTTTGAAAGAATATAGTTACTTCTTTGTCACTAGCTGGAATTTCTAAAACTTTATCAGCCGAAAGATATACTAAAACGGAATCTGCGAATTCAGTATTAAATGGAATTACTATACTTTTTTCTGTATCCGAATCTTTTACATTAACATTATATTGTATTTGATTTAATACTACTGTAGGTGATTCGGATTTAATTTCTCTTTCAGCTTCAATTACAACACCTAAACCTGAATTTAATAATGATGCTGGTACTCTAAATGCATAATTTTGTTTTGTTAACCTATCGTAGTTAACAGAATCTGAACCAAATTGTTGAGCAATTCCAGAATATATGTTTTTGATAAAAATACCATCTGGTACATTACCTTTAATTTCAAAGTTAACAAACCCCCCATCTAAAATATTTTTGGGTATTGTAGAAATTCTGTTATCATATAATTGCAATTCTCCATCTACAACTATATTATCTTCAAATACAATTTGATATTTTAAACTTAAAGTAGTTAATTCCTTTATATTAGAATTAAACAAAACTTCATAACCAACCATTGGATTATCAACGGTTACCACGTCTGCAGGTGGTGTTGGAAGTGTTTGAGTTCGTTGTAATACCTCTGTTTTAAATCTTAAAGTTATTGTTCCGAAATTGAAGTTTTGGGTTTGTTGTTCTTCCCATACATCATCTATTAATGAATATTCTGTAACACCGATTCCCTCAACTATTTCATTCGCAAATTGTAGTTGTTTAGTATTAATTATAAATTTTGATAATACTTTTCCATTATCTAAATTTGCAGTATAAGTTTTAGGACCATTAAATTGTAAAGATGAATTATATACAATATCAACGGATTTACCATATCCAGCAGATACACCTTCTTCAAAAAATTCTAAATCATTAGTTTCACTTACTAAATAAATTTTTAACGAAGATGGTGGGTTAGTTGGTCTATACGTGGGGGCATTGTAAGGACCAGTTTGACCTGTATTCCTAGTACTTCCGTTATTATTAAAATCCGGATAAGCGTAAAGGCTTTCTTGTTCTGCCATTATTTGTTTTTATTTTATATAAATACTTTAATATTATTTTATTTGATTGCACCTCTTGGTCTCGGTGTAGGAGAAATTCCAGGATTAAATTGTCCAGTTTGTCCTCTAGTATCTTCAACTAAACCTGTTTCAGATGGTATAGTTTGTTCACCAGTTCCTCCTCCTGTTGAAGTTGGAGTAGTATCCGTTGGTGGATTATATTCTGGTACTGTTACAGGAGCCTTCTCTTCTACTACAGGTATTTTTGGAGGAGGTTGTAATGCAGGTGGTTGTGGTGGTATAACTTCAACTGGAGTAGGTGGAGTTACATTTGGAATACCTTCAAATGATACTGCCACTAATTCTGGAGAATACACATTTCTTACAATTTCTACTTTAGTATCGTACGCTTGAACTAAATTTTCAATCTGTTTTTTAACTTCCTCTACCCCAAATTCAACAGGTAACTTTTCATATTTTACAACTCTTCTATTTAATGTTTTTATATTAAATGTTATAGAATTATTTAAAATGTTTTTTATTTCATTTAATAAATAATTAAAATCATATTGGTCACAATCATCAAATCTTTTTTCAGATGGAGACCCGAATGTGGATTGAGCAATATCATAGTTTTTATTGTTTAACCAATATACAACACTATCTCTAAAATCTGTAAATATTTTAGTCTTAAATGCATTAAAATTACTTAATCCAAAATCTTTTTTAAGAACTGATTGAAAATCATTTCCAAATTTTGCTACCAATGCATCATCTATAGATTGTAAAGATGTTCTTTCAAACGCATCCAACCCATCTAATATATTTTTTTTATAATATTTAAAATCTCTATTTAGATTGTTTAAGTTTAAAAATTGTTTAGTATTAGTTGCGTTTATTTCAGAACTATTGGTTTTTAATGGTATAATACGAACCTCTTCTCTTGATGGAGATATTTCATGTATCCAAACTCTTTCTAATTCATTTTCACTACCAACTCTACTACGAACGAAATTAATATTAACTTTAAGAATACCGTTTGTAAACCCTAAATCATTTAATAATTTTTCAATATTAATAGCAAGTTCTTTTTTCCCCAATGTATTAGTAAGTGAATACATATATGAACCTATGCTATTTTTTTTTATGTATGCAACATTTTTTCCTGATTTTTGGGGTAAAAGTATATTATTAATATCGTATACAGATACTTCCATCACATCATACTTACACTCACCAAATTCGGTTTCTTGTTTTTCGTTTTTTGTAACAATAAACAAATCTTCTGCAAGGAGAAACTGCCCTTCATTGGTTGAATTTGAATTTATGCTATCAAAATTTGTATATTTTCTAATACTCATAGTTTAATATATTAATATGAACCTGGATTTGCTTTTACAATATTACATGGATATTCTTTAAATTCAGTTGTACCATCTTTTTTAGTTGCAATAACTTTTATAGTTCCTTTATATTCCGTTGTATTACCCCATCCCCATGGCCATTTTTCTTCTGATTCAGCCCTTTTTGGTACTGCGTTTGCATTTATTTTAAAGTCAATAGTTTCATTTCCACCACCAGCTAAATCAAAATTATTCTTCGGCACGGTTACCCAATTCCAATTATTGGCTAATTTAAGTTGAAATGTTATATTTACAGGTTGAGTATCGTTGTTTGTTATAGCCAACTGACCACCTGCCTCCCATTTGGTTGAGTTATAATCCTTCGCATTAATTTTACCAGCCAATCCTTTTGTTATATCGGTTCTAGTTGTTGCACCTGACCACTTAATGATTGTGGTTTTAACTAAAATATCACCACCACTTGCTAACGCAGTATTAGATGCCGATTGTTGAATAGCCTGTTGTTGTTGAACTGCGCCTAATTGAGATTGTAAACCTTCTATAATTGAATTTAATGAATCAATCTGTTTAATCAATGCTTCAATTTGTGCTTTAAATCCTGCGTTTTGAGATTGTAAAGATGCTCTTAAAATAGATTCATCTACTGATTTTTGCACTGCAGATTGTATCTGTGTTGCAAATTGCTCAATCACTTTTGATAACGCATCCAGTTGATTAGCCAATACATCATTGGTTTGCTCTATTGATAATCGTTTATTAGTTTCAGATAGTACTTTAGATGTTAACGTATTGATTTCAGAATTTAAAACTTCAATATCTGTTGTTAATTTTTCGACTTGTTTTCTTAAATCTCTATTAGCAACAACCTCATCATCATATAGTGGTTTAGGTACTAAATTAAGGTTTACTTCAGGAATATTTGGCTTTAATTCCTTAACTTCAGTATCAATTGCTTTTAAAAGTTCAACATTATCTAGTTTGGATATAACTAAAGGTTTAAACACTAAAGATGATGCTACATTATCTTCATTAACTACGGTTACACCATATTCATTTTTAGAAACTGCGGCAGAACCTGATACTTTTAGAATATTTTCTAAATCAGTATTTCTTTTTTCTTCCAATTTTAATGCAATTGCTTCTAATGATGTTAATGCCATTATTATACTATTTGAAATGTTAATTTATCATCAATTATAGTAGATATTTCACCATCAATTATTTTTAATTTTAATCTATATGTTCTATACAATGGTAGTGTATTTAAATCTAAAATAAAATAATTGGATGTATTATCACATGAAATTTTAGTATATTCTCCAAATGGATATATAACATCATCTGTTACATAATCTTCCAATTGATAATATGATGTTGTAGGTAAATATTTTGATTGGTCATATTCAAATGTTGTTGAAAATGACTTTAAAGGAAACATATCTCTACCTTTAATTCTAATTTTTATCTTACTATCTTTACTATATTCCGTTTTTAAATTGGTAATAATTACTTTATAATCATCTTGAGCAGAACCAGTAACTGGTAATAAACTGCCTGTTACAAATGATACATCATTCCAAACTACTTCTAATTTTGGCTCATATATAGTAGTAGTTTCTTTAGAAAAGAATTTCAATACACCATAATCTAATGCATTTTCTTCGTTTTCTAATCCATGATGTACAATAAATCCATTATTTGGTATAGAACCACTTAACCAGCTATTAACTATACCTGTCACATTAATTCTGATATCAGCATCTTCATAGTTATAAGATTGAGATGCTTGAGATGCAGTATACCACGTTCCCCCTTCCGCGTTTGCAGAACCAGTTGTTCCTGGCGTAAATACCGCAGTTCCTGCAGTAACATTATCTTGCCAAGTATCAACACCATTTCGGTATTTCCAACTTACACCATCCGATGTAATATTATCAAATTTAGTACCCGTTCCCATTGTCCAACTTTGCGAAACTGCGTTCGCGTGTATTGTATATTCTAAAGGAATTTCTTCTGCTTGAGAAGATTTTAGATTTAAATAAACAATAGAACCACTTGGGATTCCCATATTAGCTACATCAAATTTTATTAAGGTTCTAGCTATATCTTTAGCGGAACCATAATATAATTTACCAACCTCTAATATCTCATCTCTACCTGCATTTTGGTCTGGTTGTTGTAAGTAGATACTGGCATCGAACGATGATGTGAATAATTTATGCATATTATAAAGCTCTTCCTTTTATATCTTTGTTAGGGTATTTTACTTCGAAAATGCAAGGGTCTAAAGATGGATATACTATCTTACCTCGAGTTGCTTCATCGATGTTGTATTTATTTGGTGAATAATTTCCATCTCCACCACATAAATTTGATATCTTTACGGATGGTACACTCATTACTCCTTCCACGTTTGCAAGTATTAACTCTAATTCAGAAATGTTTATTGGTTTATTAAATGTCCAATTATCAATGTTAAAATAATCTTGCACTTTAACTAAACAATTGGTAACAACTTCTCTTTTATTGTAGTTTGAATAACATATTACATCAAA